GGAGAGTAGGAACTGCTCGTGTAATTCTTTTTTAAGTTGTGCTTCGTCTTGTGTTTTTTGCATAAAAAAAGACACCTTTGGTTAGGTGTCTGCACGTCACGTGTATGACATTTAAAGTATCAATCCTCTTTATTAGACTGTCAAACTAGGGTCATGTCCTTTTTTAGGTCTAAGCCACAGCTTCTCACTATGTACTGCCATCTTCTCAACAGCCTTGTCCCTAACTGTAAGGGTAACTGTAATCTCCCCATGCTCAAGCTCGGTACATAAATCCTCAATCTTAAAGAAGTATGGCTTGAGTTCCCTTAACATATCTGCAAACTGCTGTGGTGACATCTTAGGATCAAGTACGGGGTTAATTTCAAGATTTAAAAACATTAAATTCCTATAACGCTATCCGCTGGGCGGTAGGTGGGCAAATTAGTTACCTCTGATCTAGGTCTGTACGAATCAAGTCCATACCTGATTGCATCCATGCTGTTATGAGCTATTACGCCATTGACCAACAGGCAATGCGTGTTGGCCACATCCAGGTTAAATGTTACAGCCCTGAATCCTCTGGTAATCCCCTTAACCTCCTTCGTCTGGCTCTCATTTTGCAGTTCTGGCCACAGAATCTGTCTTTGGGTCGATTTATAAGTGTTGTATATCTTTTGTGGCAATGCGCGCACTCTTTCTCTATTGGCTTCTTGTTTTCCCACGACTTCTTCCCAAGCCACCTGTGAAATTCTATCCCCTGTTCTGACCCATGCCACCTGCTCGCTAGGGGTCTTATCTGATCTACCCACGCAGATTGCCTTGCTCGCCTCGCGGGTGTCATGTGTCTGCTTAGGTGTAGGTGTCTCTCTACAAGTTCCAAATTCTCCAGACAGTTGTTTGATGGATCTCCATCTCTGTGGTGGATTTGGTGTGTCTGCGGAATATCTCCATAAACCAGTTCCCAGACCAACCTGTGCAGATATTTCTTCTGTCGCTTGTAGTACCCTCGATAGTAGCGACTGCCTTGATATCTTCTGAATATTATTCCAATATACTTTTGCTCTGTTTCTGATATTTTCTCTACCATACATAACTGATTGTATCAATTCCGTTGGTACAAGTAAACCAGCTTCTTTCCACTCCCCGTTCGGAAGTAGTAGGAGGTGGTCTGGTGTTACCGTAAGAACATCGCCATCGTCAAACTCAATATTCACAACCTCGGTGTTACGCCTTGTTGGCCTCACATTATGGTACTTCTGAATAGTACCGCCTAATGAGATGAGATAGCCCTCCGTACCCACCAGCTCGTCAATTCTCCTTTTTCCATCTAAGGTATGTATAAGCGCCTCGCCCGCAAAACAGTGACTAAACAAATGACTTGGTGTATTTGTGATCTTCCCGTCTTTGTCCGTTTCCCACAAGTAGTTACGGTATTCTTTAATCACATTAAGGCTTCTTTTTGTTACTGATACCCTCTGACTCTGCACAAACTGTATTCCCTGATTCACTGAACCCTGTCCTTTACTCGCTGGTTGGATGTTTACTCCATAGCTCTTAATCTCATCAATAGACTTAGGCTCAGCACTATCAGCTATAGTTAAGGCTTTAGGTAAAGCATTTAGAGTATCTGCGAGCTGTCTGTTTGATAATCCTTTTTGGTAGAGTATTTCATCAAGAATGAATCCGCCATTGTAGTAATAGAGGGCTACAATCGAACTAGGGTCATTCGTATACCCAAAGTCCAGTCCATACCTCTCAAGCCTTGCTTCATGTGGTATGTCGTCAATTAGTTGCCAGTCCTTGTAGATACGCCCCTCCGCAACACCTAGTTGACCTTCTCCATACACTTTCCACCACCCAGCATCATACTTCCTTGCCTCAATAGCCTGAATAACCGCAGGTTCTAGTGCTTCATTGTCCTTGTAGGTAAGTGTTAGGAAATCATGCTCAAAGTTAGGAACAATGTCCGTGTAATACCAGTATTCGTGGCTTGGGTTCCAGTCTAACCAAATAATCTTACGAGTACGGACTTCAAGCTGTGTAAATGTCTCATAAGGCACGTTGTTAGCTTCATTGATAAACAGTACATCTCGTCTTGGTCCTCTTACCTTACTTGGTTGATCTGCTGAAAAGAACTCAATCCTACTGCCTGTAGAGAAGGTATAGATGTAGTCCGTCTTATTCCAATCCGCATCTTTGAAGTAGTTATGCGCTTGCATAATGTTTAGGAAGTCGCGCATGGCACCGCGTTTCAGATGCGGGAAGCTCTCTGAGACAACTGAGATAACTTCATTATGCTGTGTCTGTGCGTAGGCAATAAGCCAAACCATTATTGAGATGGTCTTAGAGGCCGCAGTACCGCCCGATACAGCTCGGATACGTTTAGTTAGTTGGTTGATTTTCCGTGTTGCTGTTGTTTCCTGAAACATTAGGGTTTATCTGCAAAATAGGTACGGGCAAGTCCTTTCCTTCTTTGCCTGTTAGCTCACTTCTTTGAGCAAAGGTGTGTTTCAAAACTCTCTCTAACTTCCACTCGCTTGATCGAATCTTACGCATATTGAGGCGGGCAAACTCTGCTTCTGCTTTCTCCACACGTTCCGAGAACTCCGAATCGCTTTTTCTCCAACTGATTATGGTGTCCTCGCTTCTGCCTATACTAGCAGCCGCGAGTCTTTGGATAGGGATCTCTTTGTAATACTCTATGTAGGCATCTTTTAATACCGCGATATTGTCTTTCTGTGCTTTGTTGTTCACTTAACTTCTACCTCTATTTCTTTATCATAAAACTTAGTAATAAATTCAGCCCATTGGTCTGGTGTTAGGTAAGCATCCATGACAAGCATTATTACCTGTGGTGAAAGCATTTTGCTTTTCATCATGTCTGTTGTGGTCTTACTTAGTACTGCTTGGAATTTCATGCTTTCCTCGCTTTATCATCAAAATATACACTAGCTGGTATCTTCAAATTGCTTATTGCATGATACCTTACGTTGTTCTTGCGTAGCCACTTGAGTGTTGGTGTAATCAGCTCGTCTCTGCGAGCGGTATACACAATCACGTAATCGTTTAAGTAATACTCCTCTACTATCTTTGCATTCTTCTTATTCAAGGTTGCGTTCTCTGCTTCTTTTGGTGTGAAGCACACCTCATTGCAAAGAGTACCATCAAGGTCTACGCATATTATGTTATGTCCTCTACTTGATTTCATTTGTTTTGTTCCTTTGGATTAAAAGTTTCGTCAACTATATTATCTAACTGTTCTAGTGGGTTATTAAATTTCTCATCGATAGCTTTAGTATAATCCTTTGGTTGTTGGGATAGGTATTGCTCCATCCTCGCAAGAATAGCACCGTTAGGTACTTCCCAATCACTTGGGTATTCAGGACTTGCAATAAGGGCAACAAACTCCCTTAAAACCTTTTCTCTTTCTTGTTGTATTAGGGTAGTGAGTTCTCTCTTGTTGAACTTCATTATCTCAAAGACTAGCTTATCGCCCTCTAGGTCTGGTACATTCCACGCATCAAGTAGTCTCTTTAGGTTTATGTTTAGCTCCAGTAGCTTTTCTTCAATCATTTACTTTTCTCCCAAATCTCTGCATCATGTTTGGTGCCTTTTTCTGCTTCGCTGATTTTTACTAAGCGAGGTTCCCCAAACAAATGCCTGTAATAATATATATGACCAGCGTGTTGTTCTACTAAAGTAGGTTCAACAAGTAGCGGCAGTCTTTTGTAGACAGAAAAAAGTCTGGTGCTGTTTTTGTAATTTCTGAACGATTTGTTTTTCATTTTGTCTTTTCCCATATCTCTCTCAAATAAATAACTGTAGGCTCAAAGTCATGCTTTAGAGTTATCTTGTGGGCCTTCTTTGATAACTCGTTTACTATATCTCCTCCAATGTATTCTTCAACCCATCTTGCAAAGTCTAGGGGCTTGTCGTGACCTTCTCGGTGACACTTGGCACACATACATAATCCATTTGAGAGGTCGTGTCTGGTGGCATTGAACCTCCTGCTGTAAATGTGTGCTGCTTGTAGCCAGTCTGTACTTCCACACTTCTCACATTTCCCATAACTGCGTATTATTTTACTCCATAGATCATCAGCTTCTTTTTTTAGTGACTTCTGTGTTCTTTTTTTCATAGTCCCTTCTTGTACAATTTCCCAACCCTCTCAAAGAACTCATATAGATTTTTCTTGTAGTCCTCGCTTTTCAATAGGTTGGCGTACATGAACTGCCAAAAGTAAATCTCCTGTGTTTGATAGTCATAAGAACTTTTCAAGGAGTCGTACAGACGTTGAATGTTCTGCATTGATTCATCTCTTTCTGCCAACCTCTTTCGGGACTCTTTCATCTGAATTTCGTACTGCTTATCAAGATCGCCTTTCGCCTTTTTAATGTGCTGACTTACCCTCCTTGTTCTGTAGTTTTTAATGTCCTTGTTTCTCTCCACATTGCATTTGTGGCAAAGAACCCTCAGATTTAGCGGATTATTATCCCCACCCAAACAGACAGGCAGGCAATGGTCTATGTCTAGGTTCTCTGTTGCGTGACACACTTGGCACCTATTACCATCACGATCCAGTATGTGCTTCCTAAGCTTTGAACTAAAACCTTGCCTCATTCAAACAACTCCTCAATCCTTCTTGCGTAACTCTGTAACACCATTATTGCTGTCTTACCTCTTGAGTAGTTTTCCCAATCCTCATTAGATAACTCTTTGAGCAGGGTTATGAGCTGGGCGTGTTGTGGTTCTGGTTCTGGTTTCTTCTTCCTTACATATCTGTACTTGTCGTCATGCCCAACTTCCCCCTCGAGCTCATCTGCACCCTCTGGGTAGTGGTAGGTGGGGTTAAAATACCAGCTCGTCATAGCTTCGCGGATCGTTTCTGCATTGGCATACAGTATCTCCAATCGGTTGAACTGTTCCCTAGAAATCAATACCCTTGATGCTGATGCTTGTAATTTGTCTTGTTTCTTACTCATCTGTTTTCTCCTTTTGGTTATCAGATTTAAGAGTGTACTTCAATGGTTTATACGTTACCTCAAAAGGTACAAACTCAAAAGCCACTACCCCACACTCTTCACATTTGATATGCTCCGCCTCGCCTTCCTTGAAATTACGATACCCGCTGATAAACATACTGTGTCCGTTAGGACATTTTCTGTGTTCGCTAAGTAGCCTCCCGTCTTTACTGGTTTCTGCGGGCAATCTGTGGTCAACAAAAAGCCACTGTACTTGTTTCTCTTTTTGCATACTATTCCCCCTCCTTTGGGTTTAAATCTTCCTTTGTTTGGTTTAGGTATTCTTCCGCAGTACGCTTCATTTCGTCAAAATCACTAGCACTAAACCGTTGGTTGTTCTCATCTCTGTTAGAGAAATCAAATTGTTTGCAGTACTCAAC